CCGGGGGCCTGCCGCCCCCTATCGGACGATGACAAGCGGGGCAATTTTTCCTTCAATTTTTTTTTCATGATTCCTTGCTGTATATAGAATCCAGGAAAAAACAGGGGGGTCACCCCTGTCCTTATAGGTTTTCTTAGTTTTTTAGTGTTTCGTCGGTTTTCATAGGAGGTTTGTCATGTTTATATCTTCATCAACGCACTCAGCAGTGCCTTCTTGTCGCCCGTCGGCTTGATGCCGTTCGCCTTACAGGCTTCTTTGAGTTCCTTGACGGTGACACGGCACTTGGTGGAGTAGGTGCTTCCCGTCGCATTCGGCTGAGCGTTGAGAATCTCAATTCCGCACTTGACGGTGTTCGCCCAGATGGACGGTTGTCTCTCTCGGTATGCGTTCCACGATTCATAGAACCGTCCGAACACAGAGGACACACTGTTGGAAGCCGAGCAACCCCATCGGTTGAGGATATGCTCCTTGCGGTCAAACATGCGTTGTTGAGGCACATAGGTGGCGTGGCGAGAACACATCTCGTAGGCTTTCGCCTTGCGGACGGCGAGGTCGTTGAGGCTCAGCAGTTCATGGAGGAAGGGCAGAGTGGGGTTGGAGTCACCGATGATAGGCTTCTTGGACTTCTTCTTCTGGATAATAGCGTCAAGGAGTTGGGTGTGGGACATTGCGGGTGCGGACATCTTGTAGCAGGGCGATTGGTTGGCTTTCAATTAGCAAAAAAAGTCAATCAATTTTTATTTTGAGTTTAAAACTTTGTCGCTTTTTCATAATCAATGTCTTATTACCAAAGGAACAAAGAGATGATTATCGCACGACAGATGGCGTATCATAGGGAACACAGGGAGAAATACCTGGCTTACATGAGTGCCTACAACAAGCAGTATTACTTGAAGAACAAGCCCCCACCCAAGCCCAAAAAGGAGGTTGCTGTAAAGGTAAAAGTGGCGAGAGTTCCCAAGCCCAAGAAGGAGAAGAAGCCCAAGAAGGAGAAGCCCTCCTATGATTATGTAGAACCCGTGTATGAACTCCCCACGAAGATAGAGAGGGGCATGTTCGTGCTTCATTTTGATTAATGGAGGGTTGGAGGATATGGAGGATTAATCTCTGGTTCGCCAGATGGCGAGATGGTCGTTTGGGGAAGACGGTTTGGCTGGAAAGTCTAAATAATGTTCCACATGTTCCAATCCTCCATTATGGGGTCTCACTGGTGACATCAAAGATAAACCGTGTATCCTTACGCTCCAAGTAGGTCAATCGCTGTTCCTTGACCTTCTCCCACGCTGTAGTATGAAGTAGGTTTCCGCACTCCTCAGGAATCATCATGGTGGGGTGTTCCTTGATGTCTTGAACGAATCGGCGTAGAATGGGGGTGGGAATGACAGGGGACTGGTCTAAGATGCGGTCATACTCGTTCTTACACTGACGCACGAAGTCCTTGACGGGCTTTCTCTTGTCTCGCTCCAAGGACAATTCCGTATAGATTTGGCGATGGAGTTTTCCCCATGATACAGCGGAGTTGCGATGCGATTCGCTCTTTTGAGCGGACGCAAAGAAGTTCTGTAAGGTGGTAAGGATTCCCGCACAGAGACTGACGACTCCTATCACCATACTCGCCAACTGCTGAGAGTGCTGTGGGACATAGGACTGAACCGCCAAGTTCGCCGAACCACACAGCGTAGATAAGATAATGACAGGAATGCTGAACCACAGGTGTTCCTTGTTGAACTTGCGAGAGCCACGCTCGTTCATCAACTTGTAGCACAGACTCCTGTCACTCCACAGAGCAAGGAGGTATTCTTCTTGGTCGCTCCAATCACGAGACTTTTCTAATGGTGCTTCTGAGTTCTCCTTACTATCAAGTTCTATGGCGACATTCATTTATAATATGCTATAAAAAAAACGAATACCCTTTCGGATAGGACATTCGTCTTTTTTTAATCGGTTTTCTTTTTTGTGGCGTAGGGGAGTTCAACCTCCAATTACTGCGAGGTCAGTTTCTTATTCACTGCCTTCTCCAACCGCTTGTTTCCCATACGCACAGGGACGATAATATCCATATTACAGGTGTCGCACACCTTGTCAATATTCAACGGAGCGGGATTGTTGCCCCAGCCATTGAACTTCTTGTCGCAGATGGGGCATGTCTGACCCTTCAACTCAGGGTATTCCTCGCACATAATCTCGTTCGTTAGAGCATTCATCTGCTTGATGATATTCATCTGTTCCTCCCACGGGTGCGTGTTGGAACACAGTTCGGCTTGGAGACGGTCATGGGACTCTTGGAGTTCGGCGATACGAGCCTTTTTTAAAGCCACCTTGGCTTGAGTCCGTTTGATGTCCTTCTCAAACGCCAACTGGGCTTGGAGAAGGTGATGCTCCTCCACGGCAGACTCCAACGCCAACGCCTCTTGGCGGAGTTCAAGTTCCTCTCGTTTCTTCATGCCTGGAAAGTAGTGGTCTTGGAGAATCTCGCTCATGCTCTTGGATTGCTTCTTGGGGGCGGGGGCTGACATTCTTGGTTCAGTCGGTTTGTGCCTTTTAATTATCAAAAAAAGGGCAATCAAATTTTATTTTAAGTGTCATTTTTTCAGAATATGTTGCCTCTCTGCTAAGGAAAGCCCCATGAACCACTCTTCTACATCTTTCTTGGTGATACGAATACCTTGAAACTCTACTTCCATTCTATCAGGTAGTCGGAGAAAACCTCCTTAGGGAAGAGGTGGAGTCGTGCCTTGTAACCGTCCCCACCGTTGATGGTGCGGGTGTATTTGCCTTCCACGATAAACTCCTTGATGATACGAACAGGGATAAGATACAGCATGTCATTTGCTGTATCAAAGTAGGCGTAGTGTTCCGCCTGTGTCGTCTGAATCCCACTGGGCTTCTTGCTACACTCAAACTCAATACAGATGTTCCCTGTGCGTCCCATCATGCGGTCCGCCTTGACTTCATACTTCGTCTCCTTACCACCCTTCATGACAAGGACATCATACTCATTGTTGTTCTTGAACTCAAAGGAGTCTGGTTTCAAATATTCTACGAGTTTCTTTTCATACTGTTGCCCGAATGCTAAGTCGTTGTTCCAGACCATCTTTTCTATTGTAGCAAGATAAGTTTTTTACGAAAATAAATCATGCCGGTAAGGAACTAATCGTCGTCGTCATTCGCAGAAAGCCAGATGTCCTTCTCGGTCATACAAACATTTGGATAGTTCTTGAAGATGGTCGCCCAACGGCTCTTCAAATCCTTTATCTTCTTCATCTGGTGCTTGTCAATACCAAGATACTCCGTAAGCAGATACTTGATGCCTCGTGCCGTTCCTGAGTGGGGAAAGTATGTAACGCTATGACACTCGTTGAGAACCCTTCGTGTGTCCTTCCCTGCGGTAGGCAAGTGGTTGGTGATGATACAGGTGATTTTGTGGTGGCGACCAACTTCCAGAATCTGGTTCATGATGGTATAGACCGCCTCTCGTTGCTTCTTGTCGCCAATGACATCAATATCGTCCAGCACGACAAGGGAGTTGGCGAACTCATCAACCATCAGAGGCTCTTTCCAGATGCTCTCATCTATGATGATGCGTTTGGGTTTCACCACATCAAGTGATTCGTCCTCTTGGAGAGCGGAGAAACAATAGACGGGGTTCTTTGGGAACATGCGTTGGTATTGCTTGATGTAATTCGCAGTGTAGGTTGATTTCCCACTTCCACTCGCCCCTGTGATGTATAGAATCTGCCGTTCGGTCTCGGGGTCAGGTAATTGCTGGAACTTTCCGTCTTTCAGCGTAAGTTTCGTAAAGGGCTTCTGATAATCGTCTTTCTCATCACCAAGGGAGGAACTGACGGAGATAATCTTGTTGTTGTAAGCACCCCCATCTACTTTACATAGAAATCTTCCAACCCGTTCAAAGTTAAGACTCATCTTTATTATGATATGGTAAATAAAATTATGTGAAAAATTATGAGACTGTTGTCAGCCAAGTAAAGGTAAAATAAGCGTCTCCTAATGTGCTGTCTAATATACATGTTCCACGCCACATACCCTTGTAATCTAATACAAATCCACCTGAACTTGGAGTGGGTGCGGTCGCCACCCACGCACCCGCTGAAACCGACTGATTAAAGAATACATTGGACGGTGTGTTGTCTCCTACGACGGCTAATGCGATTGCCTCTCCTGGAGTGGGTTGTCTGAAATTACCGACAAAGAAGGGAATGACGGCATTCGCTCCATACTGTGCGAGGAGCGAGGAATAGTTGGGGAAGGAGATGGTTCGTGGGGCAGTGAGGGCAGTCGCACTGTATAAGTAGCAGTTCGCCAGTTGTGCGACGGGGACGACGAAGTCGGCGTTGTTGATGTTTAGAAGACTTCCTGTTGGAATCAGTGGGGTATTAATGATGGGGTTGGTCGCCGTCCCTGTGATGGAAATATTCGTTCCAGCGGAGACGCTCTGAACTCCTGTGGCGGATATGGTTGGACTTGTTCCAGAAGTAATGGAGACACCTGTTCCTGCGGTCAGAGAGAGAATACCTGTGTTCCCAACCGTAACCGCACCCGTTGATGAACTGACACTTATTCCTGTCCCTGCCGTTAAAGATGACACGCCTGTTGTTGTTGCGGTAGAGTTGATGATGGGGTCGGTAGATGTCCCGCCCAGCGTAATGTTTGTTCCTGCGGTAATGGATTGAACGCCAGACGAGCCACCTCCACCCCCTGTGTTTTCATTCAGAGCGACCGACCAGGTATTTGCTCCTCTCCATGTGTTTGCTCCACTCATTTATTAGTGCGTAATAAAATATTATACAATAATAAATGTTGTCCTGGTTGAAGTCGTTTATCTGGAAAGAAGAGAAGAAGGAAGAGACCCAGTATCCCAAGCAGATTGTCTATCCAAGAGGACATTACAAACTTTCACCACTACGGATACTGGAGTGGTTTCACCAGGAGAAGAAGTTAGACCCGTTGCCGAAGTATCCGCCGTCGCCTAAGAATATGAAGGAAACTTCACAATAACAACACCCGAGCCACCAGACGCACCCGCAGAACCAGTCGTGTTTCCTCTACCACCACCACCGCCACCTCGTCCATTTGTTCCCGCAGTAGGAGCGATATTATTAAAATATCCTCCGTTTCCACCACCGCCGTTTCCACCATTCGGGTTGGTGGGAGGCACGGGAGCACCCGCAGAAGCACCACCACCACCTCCACCAGCGTAGAATACAGAAGCACCAGTAATCGTTGAACTTAATCCGACACCACCTTGTCCGTTTGCGGAAGAACCCACACCACCCGCACCACCGCCACCGCCCGAATAGGGATAAGGCGAAGCCGTCGTGGAACTACCACCCGCACTTCCTTGGCTTCCAGCACCTCCCGCATTTACAACACCAGTATATCCACCGCCACCACCGCTTCCACCACCTACACCAACACCCGTTCCACCACCACCTCCACCCGTCGCTGTTATTGTTCCAGAATTCACCACCAAAGAACTATCCGTTCCCGCACTACCGTTCGTTGAAGCCACACCACCAGCACCACCTCCACCGACTGTAATGGCGTAGGAAGTTAGTTCCACAAAAGTCTCGCCCGTGTTTGTCAGAAACCCACCCGCACCACCGCCACCACCGTTAGACACAAACTGAGTGCCTCCGCCTCCACCACCGCCACCAGCGACAATTAGATATTCCACTGAAGTCGTATTGGGAATAGTAATCGTTCCACTTGTGGTGGTGGTGGGGAAGAAGCGAACAACTGTAAATCCGCCAAGGGTAGGGGCATTAATAACGGTGTTTGACGCATTCACATAGATAAGTTCGTATTGGGTGGTGATGGTAAAACCAGTAATCACTGGGTTGTTTAGAATCACACTCACATTACCCCAGTTTGTATTCCAATACTGGAGTTTATTAGACCCCGTTAGGAACGCCATCTGACCCGCATAAGGGGTGGGGAGGGCTAAGTCCCTTGCGGTTGCGTCAGCGAAGATGCTGACGACGGAGAAGTTGTAAGGACTTAACGCAGTAATATTTTGCGTCTCCAAAGTGGTGGTGGTTAGTGTTTTCGTGTTGGGATTACACTCTATCCCACTCGTTTTCTGTATCGCACCCGTGCCTGTCGTGGAATTATCTACAAAAGTAAGGAAATGGGTGGAGTTCTGAACGCTGTTGCGAGTCGTCATTCCGTTCTTGGTAATGACATTCGTGGTTGTCCCGTCTGTGAGTTCTATGTGAGGGTTGTTCGCAGTAGCATTCGGCAATAGACTGATGACATTTGTCCCTACGCCCGTGTTGTCAAGGGCGATAGAGTTCGTTGCGGTGTTTCCAGCAGTAAGAACTTGGCTAAGAGTAGCGGTGGCGGGAGGAACGGCACTAATTGCTGATTGAACGAATGCGGTGGTGGCGACTTGCGTATCACTGGTCGTCCCAGGAGTAACCGTCGGAGCAGTCACCTTATATCCACCATAACCGCTTGGAAGTCCCAGTTGAACGCCACCACTAACACCACCACTTACCAGAATATGCGGTGTGAGGTCTGATGTGATGACTCTGAACTCTTCCGTTCCAGTAAGAGCGAATGACGGATTGGTTGGTGCGTTGCCTGAGAAGGCGAAGTTAGTAGTGGCGACATTACTGGTAAGAGCCACGAGTGTTCCTGAGATGATGGGGTCAGCAGATGTCCCCGTGATAGTAACATTGGCGTTTCCTGCGGTGATAGAATTAACTGCTCCACCACCACCACCGCCCCCTGTGTTTTCATTGAGTGCGATAGACCATGTATTAGCACCTCTCCATGTGTTCGCTCCTGACATTTATTTATAGCAGATATTATTTTATTTTGAATTAATAAATGGACGGCGGTATTGTCAAGAAAACAATGGCTACGCCCATGTCCGATTCGGACATCAAGGAATACCTACCCCACTGCGTTCTGATAAAGTATAGTGAGTTGAGTAAATACCCTACGCTGGACGACTTGCTCCCTGACATTAAAGACTGTGCTGTGATATTGTATGAGGAATCTCCGAACAAGGGTCATTGGGTCGTAGTAAGTAAGCCACGGGAGGGCGTAGCGGAGTATTTTGATTCTTATGGCGGGTATGTTGATGCCCCCCTCAAATGGACGGACAAGGACACCCGTGTCGGGCTGGGGCAGGGCGTTCCTTATCTCACTAAGTTATTCAGGGAATGCCCTGAGGAAGTGGTATATAACAAGGTGAAGTATCAGAAGGACGGTCAGCATATCGCCGACTGCGGTCGTTGGTGTGTGCTACGGACTCTGAAGATGAAGGCGGGATACGACCTCAACCAGTTTCATAAGTGGGTCGTGAAGCAGGACAAGAAGATAAAGGGCGATAAAGACCACTTTGTATCCACGATTATCCCGTGAGTTTTTTACCGCTTTTTATCTCCCCCGTATAGGTAGATGCCGAAGAAGAAAGTGGAGTCTGTCAGGGACACCGTCCAGTTGGAACGAGTTCCCGACGAGAAGCCCAGAAAGAAAAAGGAGAAGCCGAAGATGACGATAGAGGTTGTCCCTGTCGTCATGACCTTTGACTAAAAAAGGGTCGCCCCTTGTTTTTAGTTTTTTTGTTTTTCGTGGAGGTTCGTGGAGGATTCTACTCGCAGTCGCATTCGGAGTCGCA